GCGCATGACGGTCGCCCGGCTGCTGAAATGGCACAGGGCGGCCGCTCGCATCAACAAGCAGCTGTACGGCAACAGGTGACCGGTGACCGAGTTCAATCTGAAGCTCATCTTCCAGGCGATCGACAGGGTCAGCGCGCCTGCCGGCAAGATGGCCAAGGCGATCGGTCAGCTGTCCCGCGATACCGGGCTGGACCAGGTGGCGAAGACCGCCGGTCCCGCCGCGGCGGCGCTCGGCAAGACCGCCGGTGAAGCCGCCAAGGTCGCCGGCGCGCTCAGCCTCGCCGCCGGCGGCGGGTTCGCCTTCGTCAAGAAATTCGCCAACGCCGGCGACGTGATCGCCAAGACGGCCGACAAGCTCGGCGTCGGTATCGAATCGCTGCAGCGCCTGGAACATCACGCCGAGCTGAGCGGCGTCTCGACCAGCTCGCTGCATACCAGCCTCCGGTTTCTCCTGAACGCGGCCGGACAGGCGTCGAACGGTCTCGGCGGCGCGAAAGACACCTTCGCCGCGCTCGGCGTCGCGGTGACTGACGGCAGCGGCAAGCTGAAGGACGCCGAGACGCTGATGTTCGAGGTCGCCGACGCGATGGCCCGGATCGAGGACCCGGCCGCCCGCGTCTCGGTCGCGCAAAGCATCTTCGGCGAGAGCGGCGTTGACATGATCAACGCCCTCAAGAACGGCTCGGCGGCGATGCGGGAGTCCGGCAAGGAAGCGGAGCGGCTCGGGATCATCAGCGAGGAACAGGCGCGCCAGGCGGAAGTCTTCAACGATGCTGTAACGAAGCTGACCCGCGTGCTCTCCAACATCGGCTTCATCATCGCCAACCAGCTGATGCCCCCGCTGACCGAGTTCGTCGGCTGGCTGCAGGAAGTCGCGATCGAGGCCCGTCCGGAGATCCTCGAGGCGTTCCAGAACGCGCTCGCGATGTTGAAGGAAATTCTCCCGTCGCTGACCTCCGGCATGGGCGCGACGGTAGCCGTCATCGGCACGCTCATCGGCTGGCTTGCCTGGGCCGTCGAATTCACCATCGGCTGGGAGAAAGCCGGCCATGTGCTCGCGGCGCTGTTCGCCGGCAAGCTGCTCGGCAGCATCCTTGGCGCCATCGGCCCCGTCTTCCTGTTCGGCCGGGCGCTGCTGTTCGCGGCCGGCAAGATGCTCCTCCTCGGCGGCCGCGCCACGGCCTCGCTGATCCGCGGGCTCGGCCGCCTGGCGCCCGTGTTCAAGGCCGCGGCAGGCGGCGCCCGCGCCCTCGGCCTCGCGATCCTCTCGACACCGATCGGATGGATCATCGCCGGGATCGCCACCGTCATCGCCGTCGCCTGGCTGCTCTACGAAAACTGGGAGGAGGTCTCCGCCTACTTCAGCAAGCTCTGGGACGAAGTGACCGCCGCGTTCGACAAAGGCTTCATCCAGGGCATCCTGAAGCTGATCGAGAACTTCAACCCGGTCTCGCTCCTGATCGACGCCGTCAACGGCCTGATCAAGTACCTGTTCGGGATCGACCTCATGGCGATCGGCAGCGAATGGATCGGCGGCTTCGGCGCCGGCGTCCGGCAGAGCTTCGCCGAGCTGATCAACTGGATCGTCGGCACGCTGAAGGAGACCCTTTCCTTCCTGCCCGACAGCTGGCTCGAAAAGCTCGGCATGTCCGGATTGTCCGCCGCCGGCGGCGCGGCTCCGGCGGCGAGCGCCGTGCCCTCCGCCCTGGCGCCCGGCAGCCAGTCGTCGTTCTCGGGAGAGCTCAGGATATCGATCCCGGACGCGCCGAAGGGGACGCGCGTCGAGACGGTCCGCACGAAGGGCGATGACCTCTCGCTGATTTCCGATGTCGGCTACGCGATGGCGCCGTGATGAGGGATCAGCGCAACGTGACCATGAAAAGGGCGGTGGAGAGACCCGCCAGGGTCAGGATCACCGGGATGCTTTCGATCCCGAACAGGTACGCAACCATCGCCGTCCAGATGACGCCGGTAGCGATCCTGAGCGGTACGGGAAGGCTGATGCGTGACGGGTTCATGGACAGGAATCTAGTGCCGTGAGCTGGAAAGATCAACTTCGCCCGGCCTCCTTCAGGGGCGTGCCCTTCAAGGTTCCATCGCACAGCACCGGCGAAGGCGGACGCCGCGTCGCCGTGCACGAGTTCCCCGGCCGAGACAAGCCCTTCGTCGAGGATCTCGGCCGGCGCGCCTCCGAGTTCGATATCGAGGCCTACATCGTCGGCGACGACTACATCGCCGGCCGCAACGCGCTGATCGATGCCTGCAACAGCGCCGGCGCCGGCGAGCTGATCCATCCCTATGCCGGCGCGCGCACCGTCTTCTGCACCGAGTGCCGGTACACCGAGCGGCTCGACGAGGGCCGGATGGTCCGGTTCTCGCTCAAGTTCATCGAGGCCGGCGAGAACATCCATCCGGTTTCGGCGGAGGATACCGCCGCCGTCGCCACCGCCGCCGCCGATGGCCTGGTCACGGTTTCCGAATCCTCGTTTGCAGCGTCCTTCGATGTCACCGGCCTGCCGGCCTTCGTCGCCGAGGCGGCGGAGACGACAGTGAACAGCCTGGTCGCAACCCTGCCTGGCGTGAACGGTGTGCTGGCGCCGGCCACGGCACTCCTGGCGGCGGACCTGCCCGCGCTCGTCCAGACCCCCACCGAGCTGGCTTCCCGGGTCACCTCCATCGTCACAACGGCCTACGGCGCCTCGGCCACACTGGACAGCCTGTCGACGGCCGCCGCGTTCGGGACGACCTTGCCGGCGGTGCCGGCCACGACCGCGACCAGGCTCCGGCAGAAGGCGAACCAGGACAGCCTGTCCCGGCTGGTGAGCCGCACCGTTGCAGCCGTCGCCGCCCGGACGGTGGTCGCCGCCGTCTATCCCGATCGGGGCGCGCTGGAAGCGGCGAGAGAGAGCCTCAAGAGCCTCCTCGAGACGGAGATCATCTCCGCTTCGGACAATGGCGACCGGGACGTCTTCAAGTCGCTTCGGGCGGTCCGCGCCGCCGCCCTGACCGATCTTTCGTCCCGCGCGCCGCGGCTGGCCCGGATCGTCGCCATCAATCCCGCTGCGACGCAGTCCACGCTGGTCGCCGCCTACCGCCTGTACGGCTCGGCCGCGCGGGCGGACGAGATCATGACCCGCAACGGCGTGCGCCATCCGGGCTTTCTTCCCGGCGGCCGCTCTTTCGAGGCTCTGAGCGATGTCTGATATCCGTCTCACCGTGAATGGCCGGAAGTACGAAGGCTGGAAGTCGGTCTCGATCGCGCGGTCGATGGAATCGATCTCGGCCAGGTTCACGCTCGGGATCTCCGAACGCTGGCCCGGTCAGCAGACCCGGCTCGCCATCAAGCCCGGCGATGCCTGCCGCCTCGACATCGTCTCGACCGGCGAACCGGTGCTCGTGGGCTTCGTCGACAAGGTCGCCGTGTCCTACTCGGACAGCGATCACTCGGTCTCGATCGATGGCCGGGACATGGCCGGCGACCTGGTCGATTGCTCGGCGGTCAACGAGCCGGGCGAATGGCGCGACCGCACGCTCCGGCAGATCGTCCAGGACATCGCCGCGCCCTTTGACCTGCCCGTCCGTAGCCTGACGGGCGTACCGGAAAAATTCGACCGCTTCCGCCTCGAAGAGGGGGAGACCGCGTTCGAGGCGATCGAGCGGGCCTGCCGCGCGAGGTCCGTGTTGGCCGTCTGCGACCCGGCGGGCATGATCACCCTGATCCGCGCCACCGAAGGCGAACGCGCGACCGAGGATCTCCGCCGCGGAGGCAATATCCTCGAAGCGAGCGGCGAGTACGATCACCGTGACCGCTTCTCCGTCTATACCGTGAAATCCCAGGCGCCGGGCTATACGGATGCCGAACCTGAAACGACCCTGCGCGTATCGGCGGCGGCGCAAGACCCGGCGATCGGGAGATACCGGCCGCTTGTCCTGATGGCCGAGCACGCCTCGACCGCGGGCAATGCCGGCAGCCGCGCCACATGGGAGGCGAATGTCCGCGCCGCCCGCTCCCGTACCGTCACCGTGCTGAAGCAGGGATGGTTCCAGGCCGGCAGCGGACGGCTCTGGCAGCCAAACCAGCTCGTGCGCCTGTTCGACGACTGGCTCGACATAGATGCGCTCATGCTGATCACGGCGGTCAGCCTCTCCCTTGACGAACGCGGACACCTGGCCTCGCTGACTTTGCGGCTGCCCGATGCCTTCAAGCCTGAGCCGCCGGCACCGGCCGGGGAGGCGTCATGGGTGAGCTGATGCGCGCGCTCTCGAAGTACATCGCGCCGCTGAAGCGCCGCGTGATGCTCATGGTCGGGCGGGGAATCGTGAAGCTCGTGACGGACGCCGGCGCCCTGCAGGTGATCCAGCAGGCAGCCCTCGCCGGCGAGCTGATGGACGATGTCGAGCGGCTTCAGGAATACGGCTTCACTTCGGTCCCGCATCCCGGTGCGGAGACCGTCTTCCTGGCGCTCGCCGGCGAGCGCGCGCACAGCGTCGTGATCGCAGTCGAGGACCGCCGCTACCGCCTGACCGGCCTCGCCGGTGGCGAGGTCGCCGTCTATGACGATCTCGGCCAGAAGGTGCACCTGAAGCGCAACGGGATCCTGATGGACAGCCCGCAGAACATCCTGATCCGGACCGAAGGCGTTCTCCGCCTCGAGGCGGACCGGATCGAGATCCACGGCAAGACCTCGGTCCAGACCGATGTGCACGGCAAGGGCAGCCGCGAGACCTGGCAGTCCGGTACCGCCTGGCATACGGACAGCTACACCGAAACCCATACCTCGACCTCGACCGAGCACGGCCTCGATCTGCCGCATATCCCGAGCGATCATCCGGAGGGCCTGTGATGGATGTCCTGATCGCCTGGTCCGAACCGACGCTCTCCGGCGACCTCCGTCTCGCCAATGCCGATCTCGCCGGCGACGACAGTCTCTATACGGCCGTCGTGATCAGCCTGTTCACCGATCGCCGCGCCAGGGACGACGACGCCCTGCCGGCCGGCGCCGGCGACGATCGCCGCGGCTGGTGGGGCGACCTGCTCGCCGACGAGGAGAACGACCAGATCGGCAGCCGCCTCTGGCTGCTCGGCCGGGAGAAGACAGTTCCCGAAGTCCTGCGCCGCGCCCGCGAGTATTGCGCCGAGGCGCTGCAGTGGCTCATCGATGACGGTATCGCCAGCAAGGTCGAGATCGAGGTCGAGCGCCAGGGGCGCGACAGGCTGGCAATAGGCATCGGGATCCGCCGCCCGGACGGCAGCGCCGTGACCTTCAGCTTCAACCATCTCTGGGAGGCAATCTGATGCCGTTTACCCGGCCGACGATCACCGAGCTCAACAGCCAGCTGCGCGCCGATGTCGAGGCTGACATCCCCGGCGCCGAGGCCGGATTGCGCAGATCCTTCCTGTCGGTCATCTCACGGGGGCTGGCCGGGCTCGTGCACCAGCTGTTCGACTTCCAGACCTGGATCAGCCGCCAGCCGCTGCCGGACACCGCCGATGAGGAGATCCTTGACCGCTGGGCCGATATCTGGGGCGTTCTCCGGCGCCCGGCGATCGCCGCGACCGGCAATGTCACGCTTACCGGCACGAACGGCGCCGTCATCCCCGCAGGCACGCTGCTTCAGCGGAGCGACGGCGCCGAATACACGACCTCGGCCGAGGCCACGATCGCCAGCGGAACGGCGACGGTTGCGGTCAGTGCGGCCGTCGCCGGCAGCGCCGGCAACACCGACGCCACGGTGACGCTCGGGTTCGTCTCGCCGGTTTCCGGCGTCTCCAGCACCGCGACCGTGGCCGCCGGCGGCCTCGTCCAGGGCGCGGAGGCAGAAACCGACAGCTCGCTGCGCGCACGGGTAATCTCCCGGATCCAGCAGCCGCCGCATGGCGGGGCCAGGTTCGACTATCTCGAATGGGTGCTCGACCAGGAGCTCCACGGCATCGAGGTCACGAACGGCTGGATCGAGCCGCTCGGCATGGGGCTCGGCACCGTCATCGTCCGCTTCATGATGTACGACACCTATGCGGATGGCATCCCGCAACCGGCCGATGTCGCGGCCGTGCAGGCGGCGATCGACCTCGTCCGACCGGTCACGGCGGACGTCACCGCCGCGGCGCCGGTGGCGCTCACCGTGAATTTCGAGATCTCCGGCCTGACGCCGTCAACCGCGGCGGTCAGGGCCGCGATCAAGGCGGAGCTGGCGGACCTCTTCCGCCGCGAGGCCGAACCGGGCGGGACCATCCTGATCTCGCATATCCGGGAAGCCATATCGATCGCCGCCGGCGAGAGCGACCACGTCCTCGTTTCCCCCGCCGCCAACGTCGAAGCCGATACCGGCGAGATCCCGGTGGTCGGCTCGTTCACCTGGAGCTGATGGATGCGCAAGACGCCTGAACAGTACCGCGACCTTCTCCGCTCGCTGCTGCCGACCGGCACCGCCTGGCCGACTGACGAGACCTCCATGCTGTCGGGACTGGTCAGCGGCCTTTCCCGGTCACTGGCCCGAACGCACAACCGCGCCGTCGACCTGATCGACGAATGCATCCCGAAAACCTCGACCGAGCTTCTGTCCGATTGGGAGCGGGTCTGCGGGCTGCCGGACCCGTGCTCGGCGGACGCGGCGGTCACGCTGCAGGCCCGCCGCGCCGCTGTCGTGGCGAAGCTCTCGGCGCGCGGCGGACAGTCGCGGGCGTTCTTTATCGCCCTTGCCGATGCCCTCGGCTACGAGATCACGATCACCGAGTTCCGGCCGTTCCGTACCGGGATCTCCAAGGTCGGTGACCCGGTATGCAGTTCGGAATGGTGGTTCGTCTGGCGGGTGAACGCGCCAGAAGTGACGATCCGCTCGTTCAAGGTCGGACAATCGGCCGTCGGCGAGCCGCTTCGCAGCTGGGGCAACCAGACCCTCGAATGCGCGATCAGTCAGCGCAAACCCGCACACACCCTCGTCCAGTTCGCATACGGAGAGTAGTCATGTACCGGATCGATAACGAAACTGCAGTCGCCACCCTGCCGGCCATTCCCGCCGCCGGGACCGAGAAGTATTTCACCGGCGGCAACCCGGCGACATCGCAGGAGGCGACCAACCTCGATGAATGGTGGGCCAACATGGTCCAGGAGGAGCTGCGTAAGGTCGTTGTCGACGGCGGTCTGACGCCGTCCAAGACGGACTGGACGCAGGTTTCCGCGGCGATCACGGCGAGGATCGCGGCCGCCATCACCGCCCAGGGATTGGGTACGGCCGCCTACCGGAACATCGGCCTTCTGGCGACGAACGTTCCCGAGGTGCTCAGCGCGACCGGCAAGCTCGATCCGTCGATCATCCCGACGCAGTCGGTCGAGGCTCTGCGCAAACTGATCCTGGTCAACAGCATGAAAGACGCCATGCTCGCGGCCAATCCGCAGCGCATCGTCAACGCACTGGTGGATCCCTTCGCGGATACCTCGCAGATCGATACCGGCGCCAGCTCCGGCTATGAACACAACGCCGCGGGCGATTAC